GTGTGACAGGTAAGGCAACACCATCCAAATACATTATATATGCCATTACTCATGCACTCCTTCCGCTGCAACTTGCATTGTTTCATAAAGTTTTTCTTCTAAATGAGCAACTATACCATCAAGGTCAAGTTCTGAATTAATATGATTTTCATTGTTCATTTCAATATTAATTTCCGCTGTGGTAAATCTGTTTATTGCTTGTTGCTCTGCCAAGTCACGCATGTATTCCAGGCTTTCTTCACTTATTTCCATTGAATCAGCCATTCTTGCAGTATTCCCAGCTATATCAGCAATATTATTCATCATATTATCATAATCAAATGAAAAACCAGTATTAGCTTCTTTTGCTGCTGTTTTTGCTCTCATAACATTAATTTCAGCTTGTCTTTGTGCAGTTGCAGTTATAGCATCATATTTCATTTGTGATAATGCAGCATCTCTTGCAGCCATACCAGCTTCAATATTATTTTTAAAGTTCTGAAGGTCAGCTTCTCTTGCTCTTTTGGCTGCATCATTTTCCATCTGTGCAGTTGTTCCAAAGGTTACTTTCTGAATAGTATCAATTGAAACTCCAGGAATCTTATTCAGCAAGTTGATAAAATCATTGATTATTCCTATCGCACTATTAACCATATTTTCAAGTATGGAAAGAACACCTGCTTTCATATCACCCATGAAATTTTGAATTGCAACACTTGCTTTCATTATTCCAAGCCTCAGCTTATCCCACAAATCAAGAACCCAATAAACACCTGTAAAGAATCCGATTTTCACCCAATCCCAGGCTGTCAGGATTCCATTCATGGCAATCTTCCAGGCTATTTCAAGCCCACCAACTGATTGAACCCATTTATAAATCATTCCGATTAAAACACCTATTGCCAAAGCTATCCACAAAACGGGATTAGAAAGCATTGTAGCAATTAAAGCCCTGTTTGCTTCAACTGAAAGCCAGGTTACAGCAGTTTGAATTGCAGTAATTGCAGCATAAGCACCAACAGCAGCAGTAAGCCCCCAAAATATTGGTTCAAGGGTTGACCAGTTGTCATATATCCATTGTGCCCCTTTACCAATTCCTTGGATTACTGGTTCAAAGGTCTGAAGCAATGTATTTCCAACAATTGTTCCAATTTGACCAAAGGTCATTGGCATTTCTCTAAACTTATTTTCAATATCATCAGCAGCACTAAACATAGCATTTTTAATAATATCCGCAGTAATCAAACCTTCACTTGACATTTCACGAAGTTCACCAATAGATTTTCCTGTATATTTTGCAATTGCTTGTGCCAGCATTGGTGCATTTTCCATTATCGACCTGAATTCATCACCTTGAAGCCTGCCGGCCGCCATTGCTTGGGTTAATTGATACATCGCAGCAGTTTGTTCTTGAATGCTTGCACCGCCAATTTTAAACTGTTTATTCATCAATTCAGCAAAAGCAACCATTTCTTTATTGCTTGAAAAAGCATGACCTGCTAAAATACCAAGCTTTGCAACAACCTGTGCAGTATCAAGATAAGAACTTCTTGACCTTTCTGCTGAAGCATAAATCATATTCTGAAGTTGTTCAGTTGTTTGTAAACCATCATTCATAAGGTCAAGCCTGGATTTTATAGAAACCAATTCATCAGATAACTCAATAACTTTATTTACACCCATTGCTGTACCAACAGCAGCAGCTATTTTCATAATCTTACCATGAAGTCCATCAGCAGCAGATTGACCATTTCTAATGGTTTCATTAAATTGCTGTTGTGCCAGGTTTGCTTCCCTGATTTCCTGTTCAACACTATTAAAAGAAGTTTCAGCCTTTGCAAGTTCTTCCCTTGCTGTTTGAATGCTGGTGGTATCAATCGCATTATGTGATGCACTTTGAAGTGCTTCGAAGCTACTCAAAACAATATTTATTGCTGTGTTCATGCTTTTAAATGCTGGTGACATACCATCATATATCTGAATCGCAGTTCTAATTGTAGCCATGTTCTCACCTACCTTTATAAAAGAAGAAGTGGAACAGTTTCTTTATAAACCATTCCACTATCTTCTTTTCTTTTTAATATTTTTTAGCTGCTTTTCCCTTTTCTTGTCTTCTTCCATCTTTATTTGAATAGCAGCCACAATAAAAGCCCTTTCTTTATGTTCAAGCTTTAAAAATTCAGATGGAATCATATTAAACTTGTGAAGGCAATAGTAAGCAATATTTGCTTCAAAATCGCCTTCAAGTATTAGTTTTTTGCTTCATCAACCGCATCTTCAAAAGTTACTTCAAACCCATTGACTTCCTGAACTTTTTGCAAGTAATCTACATATTCACCAGGTTTAAGCATCTTTTTCAAAAGTGCATCCGCACCCATTACACCGTATGAATCCTGGAGTTCTTTATCATTCAGGTTTGGAAATACAGTACACCTTGCAGCAAGCTTTCCAAGGTAAAGGTTATAATCAATTTCTTGTGTGTACTGATTTTTCTTTCCTGGAATAGGAACTCTTTTAGTGCAAGCTTTTCTGATAGCTTCATCTTCTTCAGAAGTAATGCAGCAAAGTTCCCATTCAATAGGTTTACCATTTTCATCTAAAAACCGCTTAGAAGCAACATATTTGATATTTTCATCCTTTAAAGCATTTTGACTTAAAAAAGCACTTAAACTGCCCATTATATCACCAAACCTTTCTAATTATCAGTTGATGGATTATTTTACACCATACCTGAAAGCATATTAAACTTTTCAGGAATTTCAAAGTCTTCAAAGGTGAAATCCATATCTTCTTCCAAATAATCAGCATCAGCATCAAATTTGGCAAGAATACCACCATCAATATTACAATCTTTCAGAATCACTGTCTGCCTTCCAACGCTGGATGTTGGGTCTTCATTCGTTACCTGAATATCAAAATAAATATCTTCACCAGTTTCTTTATAACGGTAAAGAAGTTCCCTGAAGATGCTTGTGTTGTAATGGAAAGTTGCAGAACCAGTTCCTTTCCAACCGGTTGACTTATTGCCTTTACCGGTTTTACCAAGGATGGGTATTTCACTTTTGGTTTTTTCAAATTGTGCTTCCAAATTAATTGCCTGCACGAAATTATATCTATTACCGTCAATAGTAATAAAGCATTCAGCCAAAGATGCACTTATAGCATCTTTTGCATTCATTGTTTCAGCCATATTTCACAACCCCTTTCTTATTGAACTATAACTGTCATATAAAGTTGTGCCATTGCATTTGTAGGTGTTACCGCATCACTTACAATTACTGCTTTTTTGGTATCACCCTTGCTTACAACAATATCATCAGCTTTAAAATCTTCAATTGCTCTGATTTTTTGTAATTCCTGATGATGCTTTACAATATCATTCCAAAATGAAATCCTTCCAGCATTATCATTTGGAACATTACCAAGGTATTTGGTGTTAAACAAAGTAGCAATATCATTTGCAATTTGGTCAAGCACCCTTATAGTTTGATTGCTACTAAAATCAGAATTCTTTTCATCTGTGAAGGTTATAAAGCTGTTAATATCTTCAAGAACACGAACATCATCATCAACTTTATGAAGCATAAATTTTCCAGCTTTAAGTCCAGTTTCAAGTTCACTTTGTTTAAAGTCAACATTAACTGTAAATTCACCATCATAAAGCTTATTAGTATTACTTTTATTAACTGCACAACCTGCTGAAATACCGGTTACCCAATACACCAAAGAAGCAGGGTTATCATCATCAGTAACTTCATTATAAAGATTAATAACACCTTCATAATCTGCATCAGTTCTATATACAACCGTTTGGAATTTAACCCCAACTTCATCCCTCATTCTCTTGGTGAACTGAACAAACAAATCTGTAATTTCTGAAGTTGTCGATAAGCAACCAAGAGTATTAAAGGAATAAGGTTCAATCTTATCCAGGAATGTTTGATATTCAGTACCGGTTAATTCATTACCGTTTGTTCCACCAGTAAGTGGTGTTCCGGCAGTAAGTGAAATTATTGCTTGTGTATTAAAATCAACAAAATCATTTGATTTTAATTCACTCATATTACTAACTGTTTGAGTATCAACTTTTACTGTACCAAGATAAGTTTGAACATCATATTTGGTATCATCATCCACATTAGTTGTAATAACAATTTTAAGGTCATTTCCACGAACACCGGAATATTTTGCAGTTGCATAAGTACAAGAAGCTTTTACACCAGTATTCAATTTATAGAAGTAACCGGTTCTGATGTTCTTAAATAAATCCCTTAACCCTTTCAGTTTTTCATGGGTATAAGGATAACCAAAAATCTTCAATGATTCTTTTTGGAAATCCTCAACATCAACCCTGAATACTTCTCCATCAACACCCCAATCCAGCACCAAAGGCATTGCAGCAACCCCTCTATCAGAAAGGGTTGCACTTGCTCTTGAAGCACTTACAAAGTTGATATACGAACCTGGAAGGATTTTATTTTGTGCTATGAATGTACCGCCACCAAGTGCCATACTTATTTCACCTTACCTTTCATAAAATTTTCAATCAAGTCATCAACTTCATCCAAGCTGTATGATTGACCGTCTTTAAGAAGTACATTGATTAAATCCTTTCTATCTTTGTACTTCTTGGATGAAACTATTTGTTCTTTAGTGAAGGTTATCTTTTCTCCTTCATCAATTTTCTTTTTTGCTGCCAAACTCATCACCCTTTCACATCACTTTCAACTTGCAAGGTTTCCATATTATCAGCAGGAACATCAATTTTTCTGACAAATATATCAAAATTCACAAAAAAGTGAAGTACACCATCAACTATTTCATAATCCATTTTTGTTCCATGAACCAAATCACCATTTTCAAGGGTTATATATTCCAGGGTGTCAAAAAGCTGTTCAGCAACACCAATCATTTCTTCATTGCTTTCTACACTTGGAAAAAAATGAATATCAAAAGGATGTTCCCTGAAATACCTTGACCCAATCACTTGGTTTTGTGTTGGGTTTAAAATCTTAATAAAAAAGCAAGGTTCTTTAAAACCTTGCTTCACCGATTCAGTATAAATATTGTACCCATCACCAAATACTTGGTTCAGTTTTATTAAAATGGCATTAATCAGTTTATTCACCATTAAAACATTCCCCCAAGTATTTCATCAGTTTCTTTTCTAAAATCTTGGGTGCTTGTGCATCCAGTTCTTTTTCAGATATTGTAAGCATGAATGTTCCTTCAACCCAGCCTTTATGATTTCTTGTTCTATGACCATATTCTACATAAGAAGCATAATGAACTGGATTGATTATTTCAATTTGGTACACATCACCCATTTTTGTTATATTTAACGAATTAACATAATCCAATGCTTCATTGTTTGATAATGTTTTTTTACCAGTGCCACTTTCTGCTTCAGCTTCACTTTTAGCAGTCCAACCACGTCTTAATGTTCCACCTATTTTTCCAGTTGATTTTTCATACTCACCAACCGGTGTTCTTCTAATAACCTTTGCCAAAAGTCTTGCAGCAAGTTCTTTTGCACATTCACGACAAAAGGCATCAAAATCTTTTTTCTGCATTTGCTGCATTTTTTCCTGAAGTCTTTTGAACTGCTTATAATCAACATTACCCCAGCTTCTTGCCATTAAGCCCACCCCTTAAATAGTTCCAGCATCACTTCTTGATGGGAACTATAACGAGCAGGTTCACCACTGCTTTGGTATTCAGTTGTAACACCGTTTTGTGTAACTGTAATCTTTGAACCTGGTTTAATAATAATTTCAGGTGCAATAAACAGTTTAACAATTTGGGTAACTGCTGAAGCAATTTCACCTTGTTGTGCATTTACTATTTTATTAAAGGACAATTTACAGGGTTGATTAGTCAGAACATCAACTGGTTTATGCTTGGTTTTTTTAGTAGTTTCATCACGAACTTCTTGATATTCTGTAATGGTGCATATTCCAGTATATAAGCTTTCAATTGCTTTTCTTCTGTTTACCATTTCAAACACCTATATGATACAAAATCAGCTTCAGGATGCATTAAGTAATCAATCAACTGATTTAACCTTTCTTCAGGTGTCATACTACCATTACCAAATGCATAGGTTATGTTGGTATCCCCTTCCTGAATGCTTTTAATTGCTGCATCCAAATCAAACCCTGTTAATTGTCCAATATTCTTTTTACCAAGCAGGAATTCACCTACCGCCATATCAACTGCAATTTGATATAACCCTTCAGGAACAATTGAAGTATTGCATTGATTTTTGATGTGATTTTCTACTTTTTTAATGATGAAATCAAGAACCCAAGCATCAGCATCAGTTACAGCATAGCCAAAAGATTCAAGTCTTTTCTTTACATCATCCAGCATA